TTATTCTCTAAACCGGCTTCATCGGTTAAACCACCGACCAAACCACCTGTTAAACCACCGACAACACCACCAAGTGTTCTTGTTACACTACTCATATAAGCTCCTTCAAAAAGGCTAATTGATTACCAACATGTTTAAAACCGTTCTCTTTTGCCAACGTGCAAATAGTCGTCTTATCACTACTTGCTATTAAGTACCTAAAACCAGCATCTCTTGCTTGCTTAATCAAATAAGCAGTCACTATCTGCATCGCTTGTTTCCTAGCTAATCTCTCTGCGAATGGATTAGAAATATAGTGCTCCATATAAGCCACTTTTGAGTCTGTCTTATAGATAAACCCGCAAGCAATACCGTCAACAATCCCGCCAATCTCTGGGATTACATCCTTAGGTAATGGATCAAGAGCGCGTGATTCCATCCATTCAACCACAAACTTATAATCATCTGCTGTGTATGCTCTAACCATATGATTGACCATCCGATAGTTTGTTTAGTCCTCGCTTGATTCCAACTTCAAAACTCAAAGCTGATAAGCTTAACCCCTCACCATAAGCAGGTGACTGAGTATCATAAAAGGTAAACTGTATTGCTTCACACTTTTGACGAGATGGAAAGAGTCTGTACTGATAAGGCACACCACTTGGTGCACTAGCGACAGGCACCGTAATGGTCTGAGACACTGTGGAAACAAAGTCATAAGCTAACTCACAGTTTAACGTGTGAGGTGACTTGTAATCACCAACAACCATGGCTTTGTATATTCGCTGAAACCCTTGAATGCCTGCCATCTGTATCCATCCTGTTTGAATGTACATCTGAACAAAAGCACCATCATCTGTAAATAGACTTGGGTTCTCTTTATAGATCTTACCATTAGCCTTAATCCAAGTAAACTGCCCGCCGAACTCACATGAGTCCACTGCTGTGATTGAATCAAACACTGACCATTGATCTACGAAGTAATCATAAACAAGCACAACACCACTGCTTAGAGTGAATCTTACCTGGTTTAAAGACGTGATAAGCTTAGATGAAGTGATAGTGTATGAGTTGTAGGCATCTACATCGTCACCGATGTACTTAACAGATAAAGACCTATCCATTAGGTAGATACCTTTAGCTGATTGAAACATTAATCCATCAGGGGTTCTAACGATTGATTTGTGGTTCGTGCACCCTACATCTGTAGTGACCAGTTGGGCGTCGATAAAATCATCATTAAAGCCAGAAGGGCTAGGCCCATCACCAACCACACAGAAAATAGTATTCGCCTTGAACAATAAGAGCTTTTCATCAATCACCCCTAAGCCCGTGATGGCTCCGTCGCGCTGATCAATATTCTTAACAAAAGACGCACTGAACTCAACAACACCACCTGCTGTAACCTGTTTAGAGTACCACCATGTTTGCGGATGCTCGCTTGGTATAGCGACAATCCTGTTCTTATAAGAAGTCATGATGTTACTTGCTGGTAATGGATCGTTTTCTAGAACCCCGCCATCAGTGTAAAGCAAGTTATTGCCGACCAAAGTTGTGTCGGGAGTAGTATCAAACCAGTAAGCAAAATCATTAGTGGTAACATTTAGCAAAGGAAGTGTAACAGATGTGACCTGGTAGTAACGAGACCCACCGGCTTCCGTTCTGTAGATCACACATCTGACATTTGATTTTTGCGTAAGCCTTAAGGTAGGCAGTGCTAGAAAGCCTGCTCCAACATTGCTTACAGTTACTGGTTGAGCGGCAACAGCACTTGTCGCATTAGCATCTAGTGTTGCGTACCAGTATGGACCACCGAAAGAGTATGACCTTGGTGCTGAAATAACTTTAGGTGTCCCAGTAAAGCCAGAGTTCGTCACTTTCTGTCCTACTTTTAGCGCGAAAGATCCCGGAAAGTATACAATAGCGTTATTCGTCGTTGAAGCGAGGTTAGGGCTTACGGTTACCGTTGTGCCAACAATGCTTGATATAGCATGAACTGTTGAGCCCACTCTAATATTACAATTACCCGCACCAATTCTATCAAGATCGGCAGCGTCTATTGTAAATGTCGCAGAGCCCGCCGTGAAAGTCGCATAGATCCTGTTAATTAAAATATATGGAGCTGATGAAATTACACCTGCTGATGTCGTTGGAATAAGCGCCATGCCACCAGGACCGTAGGTAAAACCAGTATAGGCAGATGTGATTTGAACAGATGTTCCATTGCTTAAGTTATAAAGCTCCATGTCGTGTCTGAATATCTGAGCAAAGTCTGGATCTACTAGTATTGAAGTAGACTGAGGAGCTGTCTCAACAGCGTAAAACTGCATATATGGAATGGTATCAAGTGAAACATATGGATAGCCCGCTGTAGTGCTAGATTTACTTGTTATGTTTCTCGTGACGGTCGGAGTAGTAGATCCTGAGCCAGTAGCATTAGCTGACATTTTAATTGCAGCAGTATCAAGGCCAACAATATAAGTGTTGGCAGGAATATTAGTCCCAGCAATCGCCATCCCAATAGCTATATTGTACGATGATGGATTGTAGGTTGTTGCTAGAGTATCTGAGCCGGCCGTTGATACAGCAATTGGCAATACAACAGTTCTAGATATTGTCTTACTGTTGCCAGTACTAGGTGCTGATCTATGTATCTGCCCTTGGTTATCAGTCCACTCATAACACACCTTGTATGAGTAAGAAGAATCAACCTCTAAAGAGCCCCCGGCCTGAGGTCCTACATAAACATTCTCTGGATACTGATGAAAGCCATGCTCAACGATGCTTGAACCATCATACATCGATAAGATCCCACCAGAGATATGCAAGTTGTTAGCAATCGATTGATTCACTAACGCTTGTCCAAAGGTAAAGGTCATCGACTGAATAGATGATTGAGCATAAAGCACCCCAGAGATTACGTTAAGATTCTCTTTATACGCACCAGCTATCATGAACTCGCCACTTGATACCGTGTTTACTTCAGTTAAGTGACGACCACTCATAGGGTAAGGATTAGAGTTGTCTTGTGTAGCTTTTGCCACAACAAGACCTGAGCTATTAACTAGAAAGTATGTTGGTTGTTCTGATGAGTATCTACCAACTAGGAAGTAAGTGTCAGAGCCATAGGCAAAGGGCTTACCACACAAGAATACGCCACGGTTTAGATAAGCAGGTGTTCCTACTGTGCCAGTTCTGGTCAGTGTCATCTTGCGGATGTAGCTAGTCTCTAGAGTATTAGGGTCATAAGTTAAATTAGTCTGTGCAACACCAGTCCAAAGGCCGTAGCCTGTACCGTTTGATGCGTAGCCTGTAATATTAGTGAAGTTATCTGCCACTGTCTCAATGCTGGTAGGTGCAAGCACCTGAACAGAAAGAGCTGAGTTATATACGAAGTATCTGATGCCAAGTGTAGATCTAACATAGTTAACCCACACTTCATTAAGGACTGAGTCTGCATAAATAGCTATGCCGTAGTTGGCATCCTGAGCTGTCGCAGTAACCTTAGCAGATAAAGCCAGAGCACTTGAGAGAGAGTATAGGCCAACACCTGTTGATGAGTCATAAGCAAGGTAAATGCTAGTGCCAAGGACCGTGATATCAAACACCCAATAAGATGTAATGTCTGTTGCAATATCAACTGCTGAGCCAAGGACCGTCGGAGTTGATGTATTGATGGCTTTGTACTTAATCTTATTGTCTGAGTAGTCAATGTAAACGATAACGAAGTAAGAGCCGATGGCCTTAACCTTGGCATAATATGCAGTCGTCGAAACATCTACGTTGTCTACAATCTTTTGCCCAGTTGACGAGTCTATCAACGTATATTTCGCAGCACTTGTTGATGAGTCACCATATACAAAACACTGAATGTTTCCATTAATAGCACTATCTGCTTCTGTCTGGTTGTAGTTATTAGCAACTATGCTTTGATTAGCAACGCCGACAGCAACCTTGCTGCCTTTAAGATCCATCTTAGCTTCACTAGCAGAGTATGAATAGACGTTGGCACCATCACACCCAACTAGCTCATTAGCATATGGAGCAATCATATTGCCAGCGGTTAGCTCACCTGACTGCGCAAGCCTGTCAAAGCCATAGCGCTTTTGAATCTTATTAATTGCCTTAAAGAATCCATTCTTAAGTGCTAATAGCTTACCTAAAGCAATCTGCTTAGGGTCACGCTTTGTATCGATACCCTTGTCGAATGAAATGGATATTGGTTGCTTCTCTAAAGCCATTGATCACCTCAAAATACATAGATATCAACGACAACACCGGCACTTGAAGTAAGTATAAGAGTTTTTGCAGGTGTTGCGTTACTATCTTGAGCATCATAGATCGAAGCACTGGCCCTTTGTCTAACAATAAACCAGCCCTGCAACTCTCTATCGAGCCCATGATTAATTGAATTACTACCAGAAACTAACGTCACCTTACTCAAGATATAACCGTCTACCTGAGGGTTCTTTAAAATCGGAGTCAAAGCATTAGAAATGTTATCCTGTAGCTGACCAATAATTCGATCAGCTGATTGGATCTTACTAAAGCTTCTCATTAAAATGCTCCGTAACCGTAACCAGAGCCTGAGCCTGATGACCAAATATCAGAGAACTGAGTGTCTCCTACAGTAGCAGGATTACCAGCATCTCTATTCTCAGCAGCACTCTCAATGCGCTTAATCAACTCTGCTTTCTGCAAAGCAAACACTGTCACGTCACTCTCTTGTTTAGCTAATGCCTTAATGCACGCATCAACGATGATGTATTCAGTCCATCCAGAGATGCCGTCAACAGTATCACCATCAGCAGAGAGAGTTGTTAGCCTTGGCACATACCACACCTTGATGGTTTGACCACCGGCAGGCGTTGGAGTTAGCCAAAGTTTATCGCCGTTTAAGCGATAGCGCATGTTTGTTACGCCATAAAATGACTGAAAATTAGGGACAGCATAACGATTCCGATCAGTAAAATTAAATGGTCGGATTGTGACATAAGCATCAGCCGAGTTGCTAAGTGCAAGATCAACACCAAGCAACTTGTAAAAATCAGTAGGGAGAGAATAAAGCTGATTACTTCCATCGGTAGAAATTGAGTAAGGATTAGCGACATAGTAATTGTCTCCATACTTTTGCACTAATATATCATACAGCTCAAAGTAGCTCTGATTAATATACGAAGTCAGCTCACTATCGCTAATGAACTGATCGTTTACCATATCTGATCGCTGTCTTACTGCTGTCCTAAGAGCCAATAGTGTCATGGTTGTAGCCATGGTTTACCCCTTATTCAGCTGGTTGTTCGTCTTGATCTTCATCCGCAAGTTGAATTTGATTCCAAAATGCTTTAAGTGCTGAAACCAAATCCATTGCTGATTTGTCTTCAAACGCCTTTAACATCTCTTCAGCAATTGCTTTTAAAGTCTCATCTTTATCATCAATGGCCTGCTCTGGCTTAACTTCCTGACGGCTTTCACCACCGCCAGGCTTCATTTTTGATAAGATGATTGAAACCGTCTTTTTGTTATCAGGTATAATCATCTTGAAACTCCCTTAGTAAGCTGAGCTATTGCCAACAGTGATGTGAAGAATGAACGCCTCACCACTGGCAGGATCTGTCGCAGTACCACCATCATTTTCAAACTGAACAACAACCGTTGGAGTTGCAGCAGTAGAAACCGCTTGTGATACAACAAAGAACTGAGGAGCAGCTACGTTACCGCCGGTCCCAATCAATGTGCAAGTGCACCCTAGAAACTTGTAGTAAGGATCTTGCAAAGTAACTGTGTATTTACCTGCAGAGTTTCTTACAACTGATAAAATACCCTTTGAGTTAGCTGCAACTACAGTGGGAGCACCAGTAGCACCAACCGTAACATTGCAATACAAATCAACTAGGCTTTTTTCTAATGAATATCTGAATTGTTGGAAAAATCTATTAGCCATAACATCCTTTTGGTCTTATTGACCGTGGGCGGTTTTACGAACAGGCAGAGCCCCCTCACCCTGTAAGATGGAGACCCTAGAGGACGTTTTAAGTCCGATAGGGCCCCATTATTAATTAAGCAGACAATGAAACAACTGCATTCCATCCAGGAGCAGCACATGCCAATTGGTAGTATGCACCAACGCGCAACTCACCAGCATCAGCATTAGATACTCGCAACATCTCTAGGCCATCGCCGTATTTCAAGATTTGAGGAGCATCACCCAATGACATAAGTCTCCAAGTGTCCATTTGTAGCATGTACATACGAGCAGCTTGGCAATTTCTGTCTGGGAAAATGTCTACAACACTGTTAGCGCCATTTACTGACATACCACGGAAAGCGATATCAGCAGGGCCCTTAGCATTAACGTATTGGACTTTTGAACCCAACGCTTTTTCAAGAGCAGAGTATGATGCGAAGTTAGTGATACCTTTACCAACTTTACCACCCTCACGAGCAACCAAAGCAGTAGAATCAATCATCGCTTCTTCGATAGACTGAGCAGAACCGTCGTAACGAACACCGGCAAGACGTACAGAATCAACTGAACGGTCAACACCGAAGAAATTGTCACCACCAGTTGGTGCTGTAGTAGGTAACCAAGCAGCTAAACCTTTAGGCTTTAAGTTTACATCGCCTTGGATTAGCAAGAAGTCGGCAGCAGTCCAACCAGATGGAGTCGCAGCAGAGCCACCCAAGCCAGAAGAAGCTACAGTAACTTTACCAAGAGCACGGTCAACAGCGATAACATAACCAAGAGCTGCACGTGGAGTACCGCCATCAGTTGCATTAGCTTGAAGAACCATGTTGTTTTCAAATTGAACAACGTCTAATGCGTTAGACAAAGTGATAACACCAGTAGAGATAGAGCTGATAGCACCGATAGAACCAGTACCGCTTCTGAAAATACCAGATGCACACTGATTAGTCGCAGAGCGAATAGCTGAATCGATTACCAGTTTAGCACCTTCCAAGAAAGCCATTTTGTCAGTCTTAGAAGCAAGCATAGTTTGATTGTCGATAGTAGCGATAGAGTACTGACTTACGCGAGTAAGCAAGAAAGATTGCAATTGAGCAGCAGACTGATTGGTCTGAGCAGTTGCGAAGGTAGCAGATACACCCTGATTGTTACCAGTGATGATAGGTTGCGGATAGTATTTACCACCGAACTCTGTGAATTTTGGTAACATTGCGAACAAAGGATTGTCTGCATAAACCATGTTGTTAATAACTTGACCTGAATAAAGCTCTTTTAGAGCTGCATTCATGGCCGTAAGATCCATATAAGCAGATACTGACATAATAATACTCCGTTTTAATTGGTTAATGTTTGTTTGATTTTATTCGCTAACTGTTGCGAGAGTACTAACGTCGTTTAGGCTTTACCCATACCTACCGGGAATGTATCACTTCGTGCTTAATTAACAGTTTACACTACACATCAATTCGTCAATTACCCAGTGCGGCAAGGGCTCTTTTGATTCTATCGTTTTCGGTAGAGTTAGAGAGTCCAGAAACAGTCTGGGACATTGAATTGTTGAGGGTTGGGCTTGCTTGTTGTTTGGCTTTCTGAAAGCCGTCTTCTTCTGTTGGCGCTGGTTTTGGCGCAAGCTTTGACTGGATCTTTTTGAATGATGTTACCTTCATGGCTTCGCTTTCAAAATGGTCTTCAACTAGCTTTGCAGCTTCTTCCATGCTCATTACTTTCTCAGTCTGTGCAAAGTGAGCTTCGATAACGTCATAGATTAGGTCTACTGACTCAGGGTAATTGTTGCACAACTCAAAATCATCAGGCTTGCCGGTTAAAAAGCCAGTGATGTTTTCTTTAAAGTTAGAGATAGCTTCCTGGGCTCTTTTCTCATCCATGGCTTTAGCAGAGTTCTCACGCTCTTGCTCTCTTTGAGCAATCTCATCACGAAGCTTTTGCATCTCTGATTTAATCGATGATGTTTCCATCTCAGCTGTAGGCTTGTTACCGTTAAGAATGAAGTTAGTTAACTCTTCATAAGTTAACCCTGCTTCTTCAAGGAACTTTAGAGGATTGGTTTTAGCTTGCTCTTTAAGAGACTTAAACTTGTTGATCTCTTCGTACTTAGAATCAAGATCTAGCTTGCTCTTCTGAATCTCTTCACGCTGCTTCTGTAAGGCTTTCTCACGTTTTGCTAGTATTGATAGCTGTGGAGAGGCTAACTCACGTGCTTGGGCCTTGGGAGCCTCCTCGGTCGGTGTAGCTTCTGTTGGTACTGGTATTGCTGCTGCTTCTGTAACTTCCTGCATGGTAGCCCTTCCGTGGGCACTATGCCCATCCTTGGTTATTAAACTAAAACTGAACCATTAGCATCGTATAGGACCGCTTTACCTTGGGCCTTTTTACGTTGCTCAATTTCTCTCTGTGTTGGTGCCCAGTAACGAGGTGCTGGGTAGTCACTAAGCCAGACTTTATAAATAATGCCGCTTGTGAGCTTGTTCTCAGACACCCGCTTGCGCAGTAGCTGGTCTTTCATCTGATTAGGTATCTCGTTAGTACGCTTTAGCATCTCTTCAACGGTAGAGCCGTAGTCAGGGTTTAGCGTGAACTCAGATGACCTTGTCCATTCCTCACCATCGATTAAGGTTAATTTTGTGTTAATATAATAGACTCGTCCCACTTCTCCGCGCTCATGGACACTGATTGCTTGCTCCCAGCTCATTTTACACCAAGTCTTCTTCTGTCTGCTCGGTTAACCCAAACATACTTCTTAAGCTGAGTAGACCACGTAGCAGGAAGATCACGGTTTGGATGACGTTTCTTCCAATCAACTAGAGCTGTCATGTAGTGAGCACCGAATTCAATCAGTGCCTTCTCTTTTTCTTCTGTGGTCAGGTCTTTCTCGTTCATGCTACTCCTGGTACGTTTGGTATTAGGTCAGATGTTGGCTCAGGCATTGGTGCAGCTTGTGGCACAGCACCAATTTGCGGTTGAGGATTAGCTTGCTCTTCAATCATACCAATCTGATCAATGAATCTGTTTATAAGTTCTAGCTTGTCTTCATCCATGTTATGCAACAGTCCTTGGTTGTAATACTCAAGGGCTAGCTCACGCGCTAACTGCAAGTCATTCTGAGGTCTAGGCGGTGTATAGATGCCATCCTCGATCATCATTTCAAACACTTTATTTAAGTAGTCCTCTGATGCATTCTGAATATCCTCAACTTGTTCAAGGTCTGGGAAGTCTAGCAAGCGTTTACCAGTACGAGGCGTGAGCATTCCCGCTTGGATGTACTCTTGAATAGTTTGAAGTTTACCTTCTGGGGTCTCAGGAAGTGAAGAGACTGGGTACATTTTCATTACGTAGTCGTCCTCTGATAGATCAATCTCTGACCAATCAACAGTCTCTAGGTACTTCTTATTAGGAAGCTTCACAGGGTAAGAGCCAATGTCATTAAAGATGTCTACTGCAACACCGATTGAATGACGACCTAACTCTAGGAAGAAGCGCTCATACATCTGTCCAATGGTCATGAAACGATCAGTCTCAATGTCATTGTACTCACGTAGGGCTTTACCAGAGTTTAATCCTGCAGGCTTTTGGCTAGTAGCTGAGAGCTGAGAGATACCCATCTGCTCAAAGGCCATGTTCTTAAGGTTTGCCACCTGGTTAAATAGCTCAGGTTGAACCATTGACGGTAGAACGTACTGAGGGGCAGTGCCTGAGTAGTTAACGATAGCACCGATGTCATTGTTAAGATGCTCTTTAACGATCTTAGAGCCATTCTCTAGGAATACCTTGAAGGTGCCTGCTAAGTGCATAGAACGCTGGATGACCCATAGTAGTTTATTTAGTTCTAGCTGAATGTTTTGAATCTGTTCAGCACCACCTTGTGCCCAGAAGCCATCTGTTCTCTCTGACCATTTCATGAATACGAATGGAAAGTATTGCTTAGTGTACTCTTCTTCGAAGATCACTTCTCCGTCGATGCAAATACAGTGAAGGCCGTCTTTAGCTTTTGGTCCACTTGGCAAGTGCCATGATTCAGAGACCGTTACCTGGTCAGAGATAGATTGTAGAGAGCCTGAGTAATCAATGAATGCACGGTTAGCTTCTTTGATCTTATTCTTTTTCTCAGGGAATGTTTCAATCAACACCTGTCTATCGATGTTCTTAAGTCTATGAATCTGTCTAGGCTCACCGTAGTAGGCATCTGTTGCATCTGTGAATAGCTCACGAGCCATCACTCTTTCGTAACAGATTTTGTCATCTTTGCGGTACACATGCATTACGCCATCGCCAACAATGCAGGCATCTTTAAAGATCCTAGTTGCATGCTTGTAGGCCTCTTGCTCATAGAATACGCCTTCGATGAACTTATTAAGCTTCTTCGCTTTGCGCTGCTGAGCCCAGTTACCTCCACTTGTTAAGAAGTATGGTTTTGGTTTGTTCTTAGCAATCTTAGAGGTGACTGTGTCTATTGCTGATTGCACGACGTTAAATGTAACTCGGTCTTTAGGTGTTGAGCTTGGAGTCACTATCTTAGCAACGCTGATACCGTTCACACCCATGATTGTAGAGTTTCCGTATAGACGAGAAGAGATTTGATATTGCACTTGTCGTCTAGTGTCTGACTCAATGATCATCTTGATAACGCCGGCTATAGTCTGAGCACGGTCTGTCTTATTAACTAACCACCAGCGTCTATCTGTTACTGCGCCACTGCTTTGGTTGTTCTCACCGTTATTTGAAAACTTCGTGTAATCTACTGTCATTGCTCAATCCTTTGAGAATGTTATTGTTTAGGTTGATCATCGTCTTCTAAACCACCGGCAGACCAAAAGAGCATCTCTGCTTCATCGGCTAGCTCAGGTTTAGGCACAAGCCCAATGTCTGCTTGTGTCAATTCAGGTACACCTACCAATTGCTTAGGCG